ATTGTGGACAGGTCAGTTTCACAAGTTGATTTTGAACAATTTAAAGAAACATTTATGAAACTGTTGGTCTCATCTATTCCACAAGATGTGTCATTGGTTTGCAGCACTGCATCTGGTGATGAAAATACTGTCAAGGTAAAGTTTAAAACTGAATTCGGTGCAACTTATGAAATGATTGACGTTTCGTTCAAATATTCAGACGACCCAGTTGTGCAAATTTACAAGAGCACTTTCTACAAATACGTGCAAGTTTACCCGGACATGTTGCCTTGTGTCTGGTTTTTTCCAACTAAGGCTAATTTGCGTGAAGAGTATGAGCATGTACTTGGAAATTTACAAAAGAAAATTGAAATAACTGCAAGTCAAACTCCTGAACAGCAAAAACTGTTAAGAGACTATGATAAATTTCTTAAGAAATATCACATGGCTTTATCAGGATTTGGATTAGGTGGCAGAAAAAAACGCACCATGAAAAGGCGCATGCGCATGCGTGGCGGTTCAACGACCGAACAAATCGGAACAGCGGCGCAAATGAGAGCATTTTTGCCAAGAAATTCAATGACACGCAACGCACTGAACCACATTGTGCACCATGAAGATGCGCAAAACAAATATTATGATCCAGCCTATATGTATGACCACAATGCTCAGGCAGTTATCAATGATGCATTCAGACTAATAAATGCAAATTCGAATATCTCTCGACGCACCAAAAAGAAAATGATGATTGCGAAAAAAAAATCGGCAAGAGCAAGGTAATGCATGTATATAATAACACACATAATCCATAATGTTAAATGAAAAAATTGAACTTGTTTTCATTGTTTTAATGAAAACAATAAAGAGCATTGTGTAATAAGAAATGCAATACATGTGGGCCAGAACTCCTCCATCTGAGCCAGAACAAGAACAAGAACCAGAGCCAGCACCAGAGCCAGAAAAATGCCCCATCTGCTTGCACGATGTCAAAAAGGTAAACGTGTCCATCACGGCTTGTGGCCACACGTTTTGCACCTCGTGTTTGTTGTCATCCCTTATAAAAGACAACCGATGCCCATTGTGTCGCGCAGAACTGGAACCAACGCGTTTGAAAATTGACCCCATAACGGTTTCAGCTGCAACTGAACTCATTCGACAGGAGGAAAGAGGTGTGAAATTGATGCGCAAAATTGAACTCATTCAATCGTTTGGCGGACACAATGGACGAAGCTCCATGATATTCTCTCTTTGCAGAGAATTTGCTTTTGCCACAGCACATGCCATTGCTAAATGGCAAAACACAAACGGTGCGTATGATGAATCATGGGAAGATTTTGATTCAGATGAGAGCGATGATGACAACGAGTCAATTGAATGAAAAATGAAAAATGAAAAATGAATAATAATGAACAATAAATATTTCAGTTATTTTCTCACGTAAAGATTGAATTTGTCCATTGCAATTCGATTTGTCATCACAAGTGGATATAATATGCATGAAAAACAAGAATCAATCATGTAAAACAAATCCGCATTTTTGATGATGTCAATGTACCAAGCCACATATATATTCACATAGTTATTGGCAACCGCATGCAAATTGTGGCTTTTTTCATACATGTTTTTATTGGCACAAATTATAATGTATTCATTGTTGTTTTTGTATTTTTCATACACATGGCTGTAGTTCACTTCATAATTGCTTGCTTTCGAATGGATAAATATTATTTTATAATTTTTCACTGCATCATAATATCTTTTGCTAATTTCTGTGCTATTTATGTCAAAAAATTCATAATAGATTGATATGTCTAATCCGATATCATAATAAAATTTACGTATATGGGAAAACTGAACAGTGTAGTTTTTATCATTTTGTTTGTAAGACAACAAACTGGGGTGAGTTATTCTGGTTTTTATGTATTTTTTATGAATTCCGGATACAAACACGTCTCCAATAATAATATGATTCAACCTCATCGACAATTCTTTCTTCTCACATGCAGCATTGAATGCAACAACCACAACTGGTTTATTTTCAAATAAATACTGCACATTTTTTTCATGAATATTTTTGCATAAAAAATAAATTTTTTCATAATAGTTCAATAAAAAATTGACAGCCCCAATGTTTGTGATATTATCACCTAGTCCATTATGTGATACAAAATATGCAATTGGCAGTTTTTCGATAGTTGTCATGTTTTGCATATTGTGATACAAATACATCGCTTAAATTCCTCATTTTTATTACGCAATGTTATATTGATTTACATTATTTAAACACATCTTGTGCGTAAATGCATGCAATACAACAAACATGTCTATCAAATTGGAAATTAGTTTGGGTGAAGCAATCGACAAATTGACCATTCTTGACATCAAAAAAGACAAAATCAATGATGATAGAAAGAAAGACGTTGAAACAGAATTTGACTACATAATGTCAGAGTTGAAACCACACGTTGAGAGACATGGATATTATTACAAAATTCTCAAAAAAACAAATCTGGAAATATGGGAACTACAAGACACATTGCGGTCAAATCAATGTGTTGAGGAGAGTTATTACAGCATATGTGATAAAATCCTGAATTTAAATGACTCTAGATACCTAGTGAAAAAGAAAATAAATGAAGTGTGCAAGTCAAACTTGAAAGAACAAAAAGGGTATGATTTGCGCGTGTTGAATGTGTCTTTGAATTGTGGCATCGACATCATAAACATGTTGAATGGTGCAATTCGATACTATTCCTTTTTTTATGATGAGATCAACTTATTTTCAACGAGTGAAACCATCGACCATCTGAGTCAAATGTTCAATGATGACCCGTTTATCAAACTGCATCTGAACAATGCGTTGAATGATTCAAATTATGGCAAAGTTGATACTGTGGAAATAACTGATAATGAAGTTGTGGCAAAATTAACACATTCCTTTTTCAACAACAAATGCGTCAATGCACCCAATGACAATGATGCCCATTCAAAACAAGTCAATGACATTTATTACAAGCTGGGCATGAGTCCAACAATTTGCGACGAATACAGGAACTAATGCTTTTCTAACTAATGCACAAATGTGTTGTAAATTCAACATACTTGTTTTCAGAAAATAAGAAATGCCCAAAAATGGACATCCAATATTTTGCAGTATGTCCCGAAAACGCCAAAACCTTTTTTCCGGAAATAAGAAACCCCGATTTTGGGACATCGGTTCACGCGATTTTTGCGTTATTGCATCCCCTGAAAACGCGAAAACATTTTTTCCGGAAATAAGAAACCCCGATTTTGGGACATCAATCGCCCCATTTTGGCCCTTTTTGGCGCCATGGTCTCATTTTTATTTTTTCCATTTTTCATTTATTCAAAGCATATATGGTCTCATAAATATTTGTCAAAATGCTCCGAAAAATTTACCTAGTGCCGCGCGTTTTTGCACAAAAAGGTAACGGGGTTACGGATTTTGGACATTTTTTTTTGTCCATTTCTCAAAATTTTTTTGACTTTTGTGCAATGAAAAATAAAAAATAACAAAAATATTTTTACAAATTTGTTATAAAAAATGAGACCATTATGCTCACATGTTTTGAGAGGGTGCAAAAAGTCGATTTTTGGCGCCAAAAAAAGCTTAAAAAAAGGCACCATGGTGGGGATTTTTTGTTCTAAAAATTTAGAACGATTTAGAACGCCAAAGCATTTAAAGATTTTTTCTCATGTTATTTTATAACTCCACATTATTTATCATCTTTGCGCCATGTCATCCGACACCGATTCTGACGATAAGCTTTCGGACTCAAAAATCCCCAAAAATCCCCAAAAATCCCTTGTGTGTGAATTGTGTGATTATAATACGTGTAATTTGAAGGATTTTAACAAACATCTCGCCACTAGTAAACACTGTTCTAGAACGATTTTGAACGCGAAGCGCAAAAAAGGGACAAAAAGTAGCCAATACGAGTGCAAATTTTGCAAAAAAGAGTATTCTGCTAGGAACAGTTGTTGGTACCATGAAAAACAGTGCCTAGATAATCCTAGCAACAAGCCGATTTCATTAGCTGAGACTGCTCCTGTCAAGGTAATCAAAAAACTTCCTTCAAGCGACACCATAACAATCAGCATTTCGGAATTGTGTAAAACAACTGGAAACGAAGGAGGCGAATTTAGTTTGAGTTTGCAGGACATGGTGCCATGCATGCTGAGTCATATCAAGCGACAAAATGAAGAGCATCAAAAGGAGCAGAAGATGGTGGTGCAGGAATTGCTGAACCAAAACAAGGAATTGATGAACACAATTCGAGAGATGACCCCGAGAATTGGCAACAACAATGTAGTGAATAACACGAACAACACGCAGTTTAATCTGAATATGTTTTTGAATGAGGAATGCAAGGATGCAATTAAACTCAGTGATTTCGTGAAATCTCTCAACATAACTGTTGCTGATTTGGAATTCACGAAGAACAACGGCATCATCGAAGGCGTCAGCTCCATCATCGTGAACAATTTGAAAGGCATGGATGTGCACAAGCGCCCGATTCATTGCACTGACATGAAGAGAGAAACCATGTATATTAAAAATGATGAATGGGAAAAGGATGATAAGCTGGAACATGTTCGTAAATTCATTTATTTGACTGCATGTTATCAAACCCGCGTCATTCAGGATTGGATGGAGGTGCATCCTGGATGGGAATCGAATGAAAAAATGCAAACAGAGTATTTGAATTTGTGCAAAGAATTGTATAAAAACATCGAGAAGGATGATGTTGCGCAAAAGAAGATCTTAAAAGGGTTTATCAAAGAAGTGCAAATCGACAAGTCCATGATGCATTAACACATTATTTGCAAAATTGAAACGCAGTTTGGAGAGAAAATGATATAATATGTCATGCAATGTTTGTCATATTACTCAATTTTCAACAAGAAAATATTCAACTAACAAATACACTGCATTCATTTCATCTAATACGTGAAGCAGTGTACAAAGAAGAGTGCAACGGTGTCATGACGCGATGCATTTTCGAAAAACATTGAAAATAAACTATTAAGGTTGGTGAGCAAAATGCCACCGATGTTTTTATATCTGATAATTATAAACATGATGCATAACATTTTATCGTCCAGCGAAATTTCTGACATATTGAATCATCCAATTGTGAAATCAAATAAGGCAAGGTTGTCGAATGCGCAAAAAGTGGTGAGGTTTTCATTTCCATTGTCAGACGAGATGAGGAATAAATTATCAAATCGGTTGTCAGTCAGCTTGTCTCAAACAGTTCCAATGCGATGGGTGCAAGGAGACACACAACCACATATTGATAAAGGAGAGAAACAATTTAGCAAAACTCATTTGATTTATTTGACAAACAGCGTTGGAAATTTGATAATTAATGGACAGACTTATCCAATTGTCGCTGGTGATGCGCACATTTTTAACGAAGGGTTGGAACATGGCACTGTGCACACTGGAAACACACCACGTTTAATGATTGGTCCAATGAGTGAAACCGGATTTGGAGTTGGTGTTTCTTATTCGATTATATACTATTCCAATAAAACAGATGCTCAAAACCAGACAAATTCAATTGACAGTTCTTTTAGTAATACACTTGCAACCGTGAACGGCATATCAAAGTGGAATATCAACAACTCTGTTTCCAGTGTCTTTCCCTTTCCCATTCCCCCCCCCTCTCCCAATGGAGGACCGTATAATGCAGGAGACACACTTGTGAATACGGACTCTTTGTATGGATCGAATCTTATTACCTATTATGTTTATCCTTACGTTTCACCTTCTCCTTCTCCTGGTCCTCGTGCTTTAGTGTGGGGCAGTTTATTCACGAACAATGCACAGGTTTATTATAAGTCGCACAGTTTGTCTGCAGGTAGTGGTGGTAGTGGCGTAAGAAATGTCCGCCATAAAAAACGCAAAACCTAAAACCTTTTTTAGGACAAAATGTCATCCCAAAAATAAATACAAAATGAAAAAAATTGAATTGATTTCAAAAAGCATTTGAAATCCATCAGTGTTTCCACGAGAAAGCGAACGAACTATGCAAACGATGAACATGAACAACGAATATTGGACTGCCACTGCAGTGGCTGCGACAAAGGCTCCAGTCCGGATTTACAATGAAGACGGCAGCATGTATGAAGGGTGCGTGAATGAACTCGGAGAAAAACACGGCGCCGGGATTTTCAAGACGGAGATTTACATCAGCGGCGTGGTTGGCGACGACAACTCGCATCTGGCAAAATGGACGGAATTTGAAGGCGAATGGTGCAATGGTCTTCTTCATGGACAAGGCATGATGCGAAAGATGTCGTGCAAAGGTGTTGTCAGCATCGTGCATGATGGCATGTGGGACAATGGAGTGCCTGTGAACACGGTTGACAGAGAAGTTGCGCAACGGCTCATCATGGCAAATCTCACCACGCCACAAGAATTCGACTTCATTGCAATGTGCGACAACCAGAGTCTTCCTTGGTGCAGCGACTAAAACAGTCCAGTTCAGGAGCGAATCAGCAAAGGTAATTATTTATGTATGTGTGTATGACTAACACTTTTTTTTGCAAATAACATGTGTGTATCAATATAAAAATATATTGACACATTTATATATCAATAGTTAGGTTTACAAAAATGAGTGAATCACAGCAACTGCAACAAGAAGAATCGAAACCAGCAGCTCCTGAAACTAAGGCACAACTTGTGCAATATATCAAGTCGTGGATTGAAGTCGACAATGACATGCGCAAGCTGCAGAAGGACATGAAGACATTGAGAGACAATAAGAAGGCGCTGACGGATGCGCTGGTAAGTGTTATGAAGAGCAACGAGATTGACGTGTTTGACATCAATGATGGCAAGCTGGTGTATTCTAAGACGAAAGTGAAAATGCCAATCAACAAGACGAATCTGTTTGCGGCGTTGATGCAGCATTACAATGATGAGGAGGCTGCAAAGAAGCTGAGCGAGTTCATTATGGACTCACGCCAAGAAAAGATTAAGGAGTCGATTCGCAGAAAAATTCAAAAATAAATAGTTGCACATGTTAGGAGAAGATATAAAATGAAATTAGAAACTGACATTGCAGTTGACGGAATTGATAGTCAAAAAATAACTTTTTATCATGAAACCAAATTTGCTTTAACACATGACCGAGTGAGTCAATTAATTGATATAGCAGAACAATTGAAGTATCCATTTATGGATGGTTTAAAAATGAATGTTGATGATGATGTGGAACTTGCATTGGATTCACATGTGGAGATATGTGTTTATCGAATAAACCACAGTCATTACAACATTCCTTTTTTGGAATTTTTATTATATTCTGATGGGAACAAAACAGACAAGGATGGGGTTCAGTTGATATTTCCATACGTATTGTCAAAACACACTAAAGGTGGATTGGTGGATCAATGTAGTGCACCGTTGCGTGCATTGTTTTCTACCGACAATCTTGAAAATGTGATTAAGTATAGTGGTTATATTTACATGAAACGAGACAACCGATGTGTGCTTTTTTTCAATCAACTGCATGTGGATGTTGAAAATGCACAAATTCCATTCATGAGTTTAAAAAAACGATGGTGGTGGACATTGTCAAGTGAAATATTCAATGAGCACAAGATGATGAATTTTCCCATTTCACATTCGGTTGTTGAATTTTTCAAACAAAATGTTGAAATAATGATTTTGAAAGCCAATGGCAAAACATTGGAATCACCGATTGCATGCTATGCAGGAAAGCATTTTAATTATGTCTCATACATGGCATCATTTGGCATGAAAAAGGCATCGACTCGAGCGCACTTTGGGCCATATTATTATTTTGTGGGGTTTATGGATTCGATGAAGTATGCCTGTTATACAATTCGTGCACCATACGTTGATAATAAAAATGAAAAACAAAAAAAGTTTCAGCATAATGAGCACATTTTAGCTGATGGAACCAGTCTTACTATGAATGAATATGGAAAACATACACGAGGCGGAATTGTAAGATTTGCTGTTTTTTTGGGGAGATGTCGTGCATTTTTTATGAATGGCGAAGAAGACCGTTCAGACTTGAGCATGTATTGGGCAAAGCAAGATCCATTGGTGATGGCCAAACTTGCATTGCGAGACATTAATGGTGATTGGACAAGATATTTCAATTCTGCCTTTGTGGGAGAGTATGATTTTGATGCACCAGATGAGAGAAAATCAAAACGTTCAGCAGGGTGGACGATTAAGGAATATGAGAATCAAATTCCGTTGTCTTTTCACGAAATTGACATGTCAAGTGTGCCGGATCAATATGATTCAAAATTTACTAACTATGTGATATTGTGAATGCATAAATATGAAAATAAATAATATATTTATGTATTTTAACGCAACGTGATAAGCAAAAAAATGGATTCGCCTTTGTTTAGACGCTTCCTTATTGCACCCATTATATTCATAATTATTGCCAAGTTTATTTCTTTTTTCATGCACGTGCTTGGTGTAAATGATGGTATGTACTTCATCATACTCGCAATGTTGAGTGTTCCAGTATTTTTATACATGGTCATTGGTTAAGCGAAATTGGGAATGCTATACTCACCGTTTTCATTTTTGACGTATTTTGCAATAATGTTTGGATTGACTGTGTTGGCCACAATATCTTCGGGGTCATAGACGTTGCCAAAGTTGTCGATATGATACATGATGCCTTTAATGTCTTGCACCCATGTTTCCACTTTGACGTTGGTGGTAGCGGGTTCCATCATGTCGAACATGCCGTGTGGTGTCCCCTTTGTATGAGTACCACAGCACACGCAGCCTTCCTTTTTGCGTCGAGTGCATTGTTCGCCATTTGCTCGTTTGGCGTGGCACCGGTCATAAATGGGAACCATGTTCTTGATGCGTTTGCGCTTCATGAAGTCTTCCTTTGAGAGTTTCAACTTGTCCGTGGAATAAATGAAACCCATGATTTCCATGTAGTCTTTGTGTATTTGTGCTGCTTCTGGTGATGGTGGAACAGATTGTGAATCAATGTGTTTTTGACGAACTGCGTCAAATTTGGCGGCAATTTGTTGCTTCAATGCAATCAAATATGCATCAATTCTGGCGTTGATTCTGCGTTCCATTTCTTCTAGTTGTTATGGTTCATTCAATGATATTTTTAAATCAATTTTTAAAAATATTGCGAAAACAATTTAAAGACGGTTGGCGACGCTACATCATTTCGCCGTCTTGCCCATCCAAATCTTTCATCATTTGTTCTTGTTGTTGAAGCAGTTGTTGCAACTGGTCTTGTGTGAGTTGGAGTGCGATGTTGGCGGGTTGTTGTGCGTAATCTATAGGCATTTCATACTCATGAACTTCGACTGCAACTGGAGTTGAATCGCCGTGAACACTTTGGTGAGCTGATGGTGTTGCACTTTGATGCACAGACGGTGCTGCGCTTTGATGCACAGACGGTGCTGCGCTTTGATGCACAGACGGTGCTGCGCTTTGATGAACTGAGTTTCTGACACTTGGTTGCAATGTGGCAGGACTGCGAGAAATGCTACGAGGAGCGCTTCGATTTGCAGAATATGCAGGAGGAATAACTGTGCTTTTTTTGGTTGAAGGAAGAGACACAAATTCGGCCGATGCAATGAAATTATTTCCAGAAATGATACTGTTTTCTGGTATTGTTTCGATTACTACAGGGTGTTGCAACTGTTGTAGTTGTTGTAGTTGTTGATTCAACATGTTCATTTGGACCTGATTGTTTGGATTCAATGGTTGTGTTAATTGTTGTGTTAATTGTTTTGCGAGTTGTTGTTCTTGAATTTCTTTGGCAATTGAAGCATTGTCAATGACCACGGTAACTCCACCACTACCATTGTTGTTATTTTGTCCATTATTGTCATTATCTCTCGAAGGACTGCCATCACGACTACTTTTTCGGCTGGTTCTTTCTTCATAATCCTGTTTATTCCGTGCTGAATTGATAGTTACTATGCTGAGCCCGTTGCACAAATTTGGAGTGTGTGCGTCAAACTTGTATTTGCCCTGAATTAAATGACCGTTGTCATCTGTTGCAAGTTTTCCATATTTCTTTTGAAATGCTTCAATTACGTCTTGGTCGATGAGAGGCGCAATGTCAAATAAGTTTTTGATGTCTGTCTTGATAATGTTCATCATGTCTTTAGCATCTACGCGCTGTGAACGCACCAGTGCAAGTTCAATCTGTATTTTCTTGTTGATTTGCTGGAACTGCAATGAACAGAGTCGGTGCGACTCGGCACGTTTGCCCAACTGGAAGTAGGTGTCAATTGACTTGATAATGCCCACGAAAATGCTTCCCACACCCAAAATGATGTTCATTTTTTCGTATCCAATGTCAATACCAGTGGCGAATCCAATCGCAGATGACAGAATGATGACAGGGATGTTTATGTAATTGGAACGTCCGTTGTATTTTTCATACGAATTTCTGTGCAAAATGGAGAGGGATTCGCATTCTTCCGCATGCAACTTCAGTAGTAATTCTAAATCGGTGTTATAGTCAATCGGTTCTTGTGGTTGTTGACTCATTCGTTATACTCTACTGTGTGATTTTATTTTGATTGTCACTGAAATTCAAAATAAAACTAAAAAAATGGACATAAACATAAATGATTATTTCAAATATCTCTCGTACTCCCACTCAATGTTTCGTTTTCTTTCGTTGTTGCACATGCGCAGCTTTTCAAAAGCAAAAGCGCAACAAATGGAATGCAAGATGACCAATGGTGGTCCGCCCATAAATGACTGCACTGGATCCTGTTTAACCAAATGTCAAATCATGGAAACGAGAGATGAAGTGGATGCATTCATTGCGAATTCAAAATGCAAGGCAAGATGTGTTCACACGAATGCTGAACCAAAACCGGGCGACTGTTCATGCGTCAATGTCTGCATTGCCGACATGTCAGAACTGTACTGCATCATGGAGTCGTCGTGTCGGCGGTCTCAAGCGTCATGACCCCGAAAATGTATTCCAGAAGTCGTTTGGATTCGCTGAAACCCTTGCACTCAGGGATGCCTGCCACATCTGCAAACCAATTCTCAAATTCATGCACTGCGTTCCAGAATTTTACGTAGCCACCAACGGCAAGCAGCACAATTGCCTGTTTTGCATAGTCCGCATCGACCGGGTCTGTGCCGCACTGGTCTTTCAACATTTCATCAATGTCAGCGTCTTCGTCAATTTTTGTTGGAAAACACGCGATTGTTCGATTGGCATTGAAACCTTGACAATGCCCGCCAAAACCGAAGTATGACTCGAACTCGTATCGGTGTTCCATGACAAGCGGGCGATGAAATCGCATTTGAAATTCATGACCCATGAGAGGGACGGTTGCATTGGCCGACAGAATGTAGACACGGTCCGATGCATATCGATTGTACATTTGATGCCATTTGGCTCCAGCAAAGACTTTTTCTGATGTTTCATCAGGAACATTGGAAATCATGTAGGCACCGCTTTGATTGTAATGTTTATTGTGCAACTGCTTGAATTTATTAATGACGTCGGCCTTGGTGAACATCGTGTTTGTATTTCTGGGTGCCTGGTTATGACAACATGTCAATGCTTCTTTCAATTTTTTTGAATATGTGTTTTAGATAAATCACATATTTTTAAAAAATTGAAAGCGTTTTTGAAAGTTAAATGACATGCATGCATTCCAACAATGGCAATTATTAGAGAACAAACTACGCGTTCATTAATTAGCATCGTTTCTCCGGATCATTTTGACCCCGATGACCGGACCGGAAGTGATAAATTGATTCGCGTTCCAGAACATCAGCGCCACCCTTCCTGGCCTCAAGAAAACAAAGAAAGACTGGTTGATTCGGTCATGTTGAATTATCCAATTGGACAAATCACGCTGACAAAGCACAATGACTGTCGTGGAGAAGAGTATTTCAATGTGCAAGATGGGCAAACGCGAATGGGCGCACTGCAGGAATTCGTGATGGACAAGTTTCCATGGAACGGCAAATTATACGGCGAGATTAGTCCGGATGAACGCGCTAGATTCAACAACTACACGGTGCAGGTTGACATTTTCAAAAAAGACAGAAACATGAGCCAGGCTTATTTCGAACTCGTCATTTGCGAGATATTTGAACGGCTCAACAGCGGAAAACCATTGTCAGACAATGACAAGTATTGGAACCGCAAAGAGACGCCGGTCATGAAGCATTTGATTCAAGTGAGAGGTTCCGCCGAATTTGGTCCAAATATTCGAAAATACATGTGGTCTAACTTGGGTGGCGGAAAAGGACGCAGTGGGTTGAATCATTTTGTGGGACTTCTTCTTGGGCTGATTAGCCAACGTGCAGCATGCATTTCAACTTCATTCATGCAAAATGGAAAAATCTTGACAGAAACGACCGTCGTGGATGCAGAAGGCGAGCGTCGTGTGTCTGATTTCCTGCGATGGTATTTCGGGCTGTTGTCAGATGTGTTTGAATACGCGAGCTGGAGCGTGAAACGCAAATTTGGCAAGCTGTCCGGCGTGTGTGGCATGATTGCGGTGGATTGGATTAATGGTCATGCAAGAGGACATTATGACATGTGGAAGAAGTTCATTGAACTGCAGTATTCACGGGCAAACTTCGAGAGGCGTTTATTTGCCGACCTGCCGAACGGACATGCGCGAAATGTCACCGAAATCGCAATCAACTCGCGCATTGCAAAAGTGGTTGAGATGTATAACAGGGATGCATTTGCGGAATACAGTCAAGACATCTTCAGCTTGGTTGTGGGAAGCGACTACGAAAGCGACGACGAATGAAAACGTGAGCTCAAGGCAACAAATTGGACTGAACTGACATCGAAAAATTTGTATATCCATTGTTATAATATTTTTCACTTGCCACGTCCAAACTGTTGCTCAGTCTGAATCCGGAGTTGTTCAATACAATCTGACTGTCCGAGACACTTGCACCGATGTATGAGTTGCTTTTGACATGCCATGCAACGTTTTGGAGTGTATTGCTGTCTTCTGCATTATACCAGTTAATTCCATCCGAAGAGTATTTAATTCTATTACCAATTCCAGGTTCTGCACCAGTTGCAATGAACCGAACTCCATTCCAGCAGACACCAGTTCCATGATTAAAAAAATTCATGCTTGCAGCAACTGGAGTCCAAGTTATTCCATCAGATGAATAAGCAATTGTGTTTTTTCCTGCAAACGTAAAATTGCTTTCTCCTACTGCGACCCATGTTATTCCATTCCATGTGGCAGACCAAGCTTGCACATCAAATGGAGTTGTTGGCAAAGTGAGTCCAAGAGGTGTCCAAGTGACTGCGTCATATGAATATGCCATCGTTGTAGTTCCTCCAAATGAATCGCCCAGTGCAATCCATTTGTCATTTCCCCACGCGATTCCATAACATGTGGTGAATAAAGCAGACGTTCCTACGACACCACTCCAATTTATACCATCAAGAGATGTGGCAATTGGTTCAAAACCGGGCGATGCCACTCCGACCGCAGTCCATATTGTTCCATTCCATGCAACTGCAGTGCCTGCGGTTGTTCCAAATGGATTTGAAGTTGCGTTTGTCCAATTGATTCCATCAAATGAATAAGCAATTGCCAACTGTGCAGGTCCTATGCCAACTGCAACCCACATGTTTCCATTCCATGCAACTCCTAATCCACCTGAACCCAAGACTGTTCCACCAAGACCAGTCCAGTTTATACCATCATATGAATATGCTATTGAGTTTATTCCTGAACCAACTGCAACCCACATAGACCCATTCCAGAAAGCATCGCGTCCATCTTTGCTGAAAATGCTTCTTCCTAAACCATACCAACGAATTCCGTCGGGCGAGTATGCCAATGTATTTGGCAAAGTTGGAGAAGGAGTCAAATCTTGACCACCACACGCGATTGCAGGATGTTGTATGTATATTTCGGGTAGTCCTTTGTTCCAACCAACCCCATTTCCTCTGCTAATTTGAGGAGTTCCAACTGTGTTCCACGTGACTGCATCTGATGAGTATGCAATGAAGATTGTATTTCCACCAACAGCGACCCAATAGTTTCCATTCCAAATTATACCGAGGCAGGCAGAGTTGAATGGACTTAAACCACCTGGACTTAAACCAAGTCCAGTCCAGTCGATTCCATTCGTGGAATAAGCAAGAGAATTTGTTCCTTGTCCTCCGGCGAGCCATAACTCTCCATTCCAACTTACATCTGCTCCGGCCGATGTAAAAATGGTTGCTCCTATTCCTCTCCAATTAATTCCATCATTTGAATATGCAATTGTGTTTGTGCCTTGCCCAACTGCGACCCATCGTGTTCCATTCCAATAAGTAGCGTTTCCTCTTATTGAAAATATGGATGTACCGTTGCCAGTCCAATTTATTCCATCGCTCGAATAAGCAAGCGTGTTTGTGCCTTCTCCAGTGGCAACCCACCTTATCCCATTCCAATACGCACCCCAACCTGAATCCGAAAAAATGGAAGTGCTATTGACAACGGGAATCCAGTTCATTCCATCATATGAATATGCAATAGTGTTTTGTCCATAGGGTGTTGCGGAATTAAATGTGCCCAATGCAACAAAAATTGTGCCATTCCATTTAACAGCATATCCGGCAGTGTTGAAAATTCGGTCTCCCAAACCATACCAATTGATTCCGTTGTATGACCAAGCAATTGAGTTTGTTCCTTGGCCGACTGCAACCCAAACACGTCCGTTCCAAACAACATCTCGTGCAGCAACTGCAAATGGGTTTGGTGTTATTGCAGTCCATGTTATTCCACTATTATATGAATATGCCATGGTTGTCGAAGTTGCAACTGCAATCGAACCAACGGCAATGGTCATGTTTTTTGGATAAGATACTGTGTGAGGTCTCAAATAATTGTATGACACACCCCATCCAATTGAATTGAATATGGATGTTCCCAATCCTCTCCACGTTATGCCATCAATTGAATGTGCAATTGTGTTTGTTCCTTCTCCAACTGCTACGAATTTTGAACCGTTCCAGTCAATTCTTGAACCTGATACTGAAAACACGTTTGTTGATGCGAACCATGTGTCGCCATTGTCATCAGAATACGCAACAGATGATGTGCCTTTCCCAACAGCAACCCATCTGGTTCCATTCCAAGCAATGTCATTTCCACTAGTTGTAAAAACGGCACCGACTGGTGCAACACCTGTCCATGTCAACCCATCATTGTCTGAGTATGCAATTGTGTTTGTCGGCGATTGTCCAACTGCAATCCATCTATTTCCATTCCATTTTACCTTGTTTGCGTTGGTGAACAATGCGCTTGGTGTTGCAACAACAGTTGTCCAGTTGATTCCATCCTGTGAACGAGCAATTAAACTTGCTCCTTGCCCAACGGCCATCCACGTGTTTCCATTGCATGATACTCCGTTTGCCTGAGTGAATATAGTGCCAACCACAGATGCTGGAACCCAATTCAATCCATCATATGAATAAGCAATTGAATTTGTTCCTAATCCAACCGCAACAAATATGTTTTTGTTCCAGTGGACATCAAGTCCGGCTGTTGCAAAAATGGTTGTGCCAAGACCGGTCCATGTTATGCCATCGCTTGACCAAGCCAGTGTGTTTGCACCTTTGCCTACAGCAACCCACACATTTCCATTCCACTGCGAACCATATGACGCAGAAAATATTGAAGAAGAATTTTGTATCGGTTTCCAGTTGATTCCATCATTTGAATAAGCCAATGCATGTGATGATGGCGTGTTTTGTCCTGATGCAATCCATCGGTTTGGAATGGTTTGTCCAAAACTATACGTTTGAAGATAGTCAGACCAATTATCAATTGAAGATGCAACATCACTGTTTTTTACTGTAGTTGGCGCAGGGTATTGAACAACCGTATTTTTTTTCAAAGTAAAAGTGTTTATGTCTTGGTTTATCAATTGAAATACTCCTCCGGTGTTTGAACCAGCTGGACCGGTTGCTCCAGTTGCTCCAGTTGCTCCAGTTGCGCCAGTTGCGCCAGTTGCTCCAGTTGCGCCAGTTGCACCCGTCGCTCCAGTGGCTCCAGTTGCGCCAGTTGCACCCGTCGCTCCAGTGGCTCCAGTGGCTCCAGTGGCTCCAGTGGCTCCAGTGGCTCCAGTGGCTCCAGTGGCTCCAGTGGCTCCAGTGGCTCCAGTTGCTCCAGTTGCACCCGTTGCACCCGTTGCACCAGTTGATCCTGAACCAGCAGGTCCTGTTGCTCCAGTGACACCCGTGAGACCTTGTATTCCTTGAATTCCTTGATTTCCTTGAATGCCTTGAGGACCTTGTATGCCTTGGACACCGGTTGCACCTTGAGTTCCCTGCGGACCTTGAATGCCTTGTATTCCTTGTGGGCCGGTGGGGCCTGGAGGGCCCTGAGGACCCTGAATGCCTTGAGGTCCTTGTGGACCAGGAGCACCACCAGGGGGACCAGTTGGTCCTTGCGGGCCAGTTATCCCGCCACCGCCGGAACAACAACAACATCTTTTTTGAGAACAATGAATTGTTGTTCTTGCTAAACCAACAGTGAAAGAAGACATTTTGTATTTTATGTATACAAAGTGTTTCGAAAGTTATTCGTTCACATTCACCTTGACACATGAACATTAGTTAATACAAATTGTAATTCACATATGACATTTTATTTTATAAAAATGTTATATTTTATTTGAAATGCATTTGCACCATATGTATTTATACATCCTTAGTGGACTAACACTATGGGTGTAAAAAATTAAAATTATAAACCGGTTAATAATCTTGCCGAACCACCACCACCAGCACCACCCAGTTGATTGTATGGAGTAGTTGGCCAACCTACACCACCAACTCCACCATTCGCTGTTATTGTAGTTGTTGAAGCGTTATTATTGCAAATAATAGTCAAAGAACCACCACCCGAACCACCACCTGGACCAATTACACCTCCATTAACCAACCCATTTACACCATTGGAACTAATCGTTCCTGCCCCTACAAGAGAACCTGATACAAATATTATTAAAGTTCCACCTGTTCCGCTAGTTCCTGTGGCTGGATTTACATTGCCATTGTTATCAATGCTAGGTCCTCCCGGATTTCCTGTTCCACCAGATGACTGATTGCCTCCATTTACATTTCTACCTGTCCCACCAATACCACCAAAACCAGTGGCATTATGATTGCCTATACCTGAATTGCTTCCACCTCCACCACAACCTCCGCTAAATGATGAACCCTGAGAACCAGAACCTGAATTTCCTATATAAGCTCCACCACCACCACCACCCCCTGTCCCCCCATTACTTACTGTAACACCAGCATTTCCATCACCAGTTCCATTAATACCTAACCCTCCATCTCCACCATTTGCTGGAACTTGAGGGTTAGTAATAGATGAATATGTCCCATTGATAATTCTTATATTTGCTGTTTGAACTGCCAAAGAGCTTGTATTAGCTCCTCTCGCAGTCATTGAAATGCCACCTATCACAGTTAAATTGCCATTCACATAAATGCAACTAAAAAGCTTTCTAACACTAGGTTGAAATAATACGCCAGTATTAATAGTTAAATCACCATCTATACATATTAAAGAAGCCACACTATCAACAGTATTCGTAAACCAATCAGTGGATACAAATGCATTAATAGATTGAGAACCCATTCTGATTGTGTAGTCATAACTTCCAACTAAAACACTGTTAATGGTTAAACTACCTCCAAAAGTTGGGTCAGCATTAGCTTTATTAAGCATACTACGCATCAGCGTATGTAGATCTGGAACAACTTGATTGCCTCCCTGAAATGGATCTCCAGATATAGTAAAATGTAGCCAGTTAGAACCGTTCCATATTTCTGGTTTTGATATGGTTGTGTTATACCTCATCATTCCTAACGCCGCATTTGTAGGTCTTTGGGTTGTGCTTCCAACTGGCAGCATGAAATAATTGTATAAGACCTCTTTGGTGGTTGCGTCGTAATTCAAAAAGTTGTCATAACTCTGGTTGGGATTGCGAATTGGAGCGACAAAACAGGTTCCAGTTGCTCCCGTATTCAAGGCAGTCCCTTGTGCATTTATAACAATAGAATTTTCGCGTTGCCCAGTTTGACCGGCGAGATATCCAATTGCAACTGCATTCGCCCCCTGACTGTTATTTCCGGCTTGTTCGCCCAAGGCAATTGCATTCGTGCTTTGGCCAGTCTGGCCCGCATTTCTACCAATGCGTATATTTGTGGACCCCACATTCCATGCATTGGTAGTTGAACCAGCACCTCCTGCGTTCCAATAAACATATTCACCCGTGTTTGTGCCCAGTGGAGTGAAACTTCCAGTTGCACCCGTGGCGCCTGTTGCACCTATGGCACCCGTAGCGCCCGTGGCGCCTGTTGAACCGGTAGCTCCTGTTGCGCCGGTTGCACCCGTAGAGCCTGTTGCTCCCGTGGCGCCTGTGGCGCCTGTTGCTCCCGTGGCGCCTGTTGCTCCCGTGGC